CAGAATCAAAAGACGAAACTGATGATTATTATATAAATACATATGTATATAAATTTGAAGGCGAAACCAGCGGTTACGCTGAGTTTGAATTCACTTCTAAAGTACCGAAAAATGAATTAGATTTAAGTGTTAAAACAAAATTAACAAGTAAAAATCAATATGATTTATCGTAGGTGATAAATTGAAAAACAAACAAAAAATTAAATGCCCTTTTTGCGGTTACGAAATGCCCTTATATTACTTTGACAAATCGTCAAGGTGTAAGGGCATTTTTACATACTGTAAAGGGCGTAACTGTAAAAAGCTATTTGAAATCGTATTAAACGATAAAAAATAATCAGGTCAAGTAGAGCCATTGGATGCCGATGACCTCACAGTAAAGGATGTGAGATATTGGCATACGATGGCTCTATTAAAATTGACACCAAAATTGATACCGGTGGTTTTAAAACGGGTATTGATAAATTAAAAGGACTTGCCAAAACAGGTGTGTCTGCAATAACAACAACGCTTGCCGGTATAGCTACAACTCTTGGAGCAGGAGCAACAGCAGCGGCAACTGTCGGTTCATCTTTCGAGGCGGCTATGTCCAAGGTTTCGGCTATCAGCGGTGCAAGCGGAAAAGACCTGCAAAGCCTTACAGACAAAGCCAAAGAAATGGGAGCTAAAACTAAGTTTTCTGCATCTGAATCCGCCGAGGCTCTACAATATATGGCTATGGCAGGCTGGGACACAACATCAATGCTCAATGGTATTGACGGTATTATGTCACTTGCCGCTGCAGATGGTCTTGACCTTGCGACGACCTCAGATATTGTTACAGATGCAATTACTGCATTTGGCTTAAAGGCATCTGACAGCACCCATTTTGCCGATGTGCTTGCTAAAGCATCAAGCTCTGCAAATACTAATGTGTCAATGCTTGGCGAAAGTTTTAAATATGTAGCCCCTCTTGCGGGTGCGATGCACTATAGTGTTGAGGATGTGTCCGTTGCACTCGGTCTTATGGCTAATGCGAGTGTTAAGGGCAGTATGGCAGGTACAAGCTTAAAAACTGCTCTGTCAAACCTTGCGTCACCTACCGATGCAATGGCAGAGGTCATGAAAAAATATAAAATAAGTATGACCGATGCAAATGGTGAAACTTTGCCGTTAATTGATGTAATAAAAGAATTGCGCGAAAAGTTCGGCGGACTGTCAGAAACCGAACAGACAGCCGCCGCAAGTACCCTCTTTGGTAAAGAGGCTATGTCGGGTATGCTTGCCATTGTTAATGCAAGTGATAAGGATTTTAATACTCTTGTAAAAAACATTGATAATGCAGACGGCTCGGCTCAAAAAATGGCTGACACAATGCAAAATAATCTGCAGGGACAGATTACGATACTAAAATCAGGGCTTGAGGGATTAGGCATCGAAATCTACGAGAGTATGTCCGAGCCGCTTACTGATGCCGCAAAAGAGGCTCAGAACTATGTAAGCAGACTTACCGAGGCATTTACCGAAGGCGGATTATCGGAGATGATTGAAGAGGCAGGCTCTATTTTTGGCGAACTTGCAACAAAAGCAGTTGAAGCCGCTCCGAAAATGATTGATGCCGCAATGTCCTTTTTACAGGCATTCGTTAACGGGATTGCAAATAACTCATCAAAACTTGTTAAAGCTGCTATAAACATCGTAAAAACATTGGTTAAAGGCATAAGTGACCGTGCTCCCGATCTACTGTCTGCGGCAAAAAGTATCGTAGATGCTTTAACTAAAAACTTAGTTAAGTTATTGCCAAAAGAACTGCAAACCCCCGTTAAAGAGGCAATTAACACTATCAAAAAATCCTTTGAAAATGGCGGTCTTAAAAAAGCTATCAATACAGTTAAAACCATATTGATTAACCTCGGCAAAACTATTACTAACATTGCAAAAGTGGTTATACCACCGCTTGCAAAAGCTATTGACTTGATTGCCGACAACCTCAATATACTCTTGCCTATTGTTACTACAGCAATCACGGCGTGGAAAGCTTGGAAAATCATCTCGTCTATCACAGCTCTCGTTAAATCACATGCCGCATCTGTAACAGCGGAGAGCCTTGCCGAAGCTGCATCACTTGGCACTATAACGCTTAAACAAATTGCAGTCGGTGCATTAACAGGTGAAATCACGCTCGCAACAGCTGCACAATATGCGTGGAATATGGCAATGTCACTTAATCCTGCCGTGCTTATCTTGACAGGTATTACAGCTTTGACAGCAGGCATTATTGCGTTTTCTGCCGCTAACGGTGATGCAACTCAATCAACGGACGATCTTGCAAGTGCGGAGGCTAATTTACAGTCGGCAAACGACAATCTTGGTTCGTCATATGAGGATATAGGTTCAAAGTTTGGCGATTTTATGAGTAAGATTGAAGGTTCAGGCAGTATCTTTGATAACTTCAATGAAAGCATCATTATTTCCGATGATGAAAAACAAAAGTTGTCCGAAAATATGGACAATGTTCAATCCGAAATTACAGAGATTTGTAAAACTGCCTCGGAAAATCGAAAAGAATTAACCGGCGGTGAAATTCAAAGACTTGAAGACCTTTTCGCCAAAATGCACGAACTTGCGGATCAAGAACTTGCTATTGAAGAAGCAAAGCAAGGGGTTGTTACAACTCAGGCTAAAGCTCTAAATGAAGCATCTGATTTATCGCTTGAAGAATATACTCAAAGAGCACAAAAACTTACCAACTCTGCCGAAGAAACTCGTACAACAGTAATTGATAAAGCATACGAGCAATATACCGAAGAGGTAGCCTTGCTTGATTTGAGGTTAAAAACGGATAGTGATTATTCGCAGAAAGAACATGATGCTGATGTTAAAGCCGCAGAAGCAAGCTATCAGCAAGCTGTTAGTGCAGCTAATAAAGAGGCTGGGGATACTCTTAAAATTATTAAAGACGGTTATTATAATCGTGCAGAAGCGTTGAAGAGTACAACTGAAGATTTAAAAGGATTAAATCAAGATGAAAGTGATGCCGAGCAAACGCATAAACAAAAACTTATTGATATAGCAAGTAATTATAATACTGAACTTTATAAAATAAGCAACAAAAATTTAACTGATACTCAAAAATCTCTTATGGCAGGCACTGCACTTAGAATCAAAGAAAAAGCCGAAGAAGAAGAAAATGCAAGGTACAGCAAAGAACTCGGTGAAATAAGAAACAAACAAGGTAAGGCTTTATCTGATGAAAAATACCAAGATCAGTTGGTTGCATTTCTATCTTTAATGGGTTTGTATGAACAATATACCGGAGAAACAGATACAAAAGCTAAAGGAATAAATTCTGCGTTTTTAGGAGCGTTTGATAACCTTGATGAAGACACTAAACAAAGCTTTATAGATGCTATGGAGGGAGCGGAAACTGGTTTATCAGAAAAACAGGATTCGCTTTATTCTAAGGCCTCAGAAATTTCAGGCAGTGTTATCAATATTTTCAAGAAAATGTTTGATGAACACTCCCCCTCAAAAGTGTTTAAAAAGATTTTCGGCTACACACTTGAAGGCGGCGAAAACGGACTTGATGCCGAAGCTCCCAAACTTTATAAGCAGGCGGACACGGTGGCATCCACATTTACCGAGCGTATGCAGGCAGGTGTTTCAGCTGACGGTTTAGTCAGCAAGATGAGGTCGGCTGTGTCTGCAGGACAGGCTATGCTTAGATCCAAATTTACCGCTGATGTCAACCACAATGTCGAGCTGATGAGCGAGGATAACGAGCGTAAGTATAAACTTAGCGGTGACATACACACCTCAATTAATATTGACGGTCGAGAAACAGCTGTGGCACTCACGCCGTATGTTTCTGAAGAACTTGCATGGGAGGACAGATAAAATGCTTAACGAAATGACAATAAACGGCGTTGATATTTCTGCATACAATGCTCGCTTACAAAGTTATTCGGTTAGTGGTACAACCGTTACAAATAACCTTTCTGCCTCTCGCAGTTTTTTGACTGCACCAACCTTGTTTTCGGCTGTCCCCGGCACAAGGACTTTGTCTTTGACCTTGACTTTTTACCCTCACTATTTTGGTGACAATGCAAAAGGCTTGACGGTATCAGACCGCCTTGCAATAGCAACCGAAAATATAACCGCATTTGAGGGCTTGCTTGTTGGCAAAGTAGTTGAAATTTCTCTCCCTGACGGATTTATTTATACGGCAATTGTCAACAGCATTGCCGCCGCAACTTTTGATAGCAGCGGTGAGCATGATGTTACATATACATTTAATGCTGTTCGTCACGCAAAGCCTATCAGTGAGATTATAAAAGCAAACAGCTATATGATTTGCAAGTCAAACACGGCTACACTACCCATAATTACAGCTGTGTATGCTAATACAAAATCTGAGGTAATTTTGCAGGGAGTTACTATCAAAAATATAACAGTCGGCACAAAAATTGTTATTGACAGCGTGTCAGGATTAATTACTGCAGACGGCAAAAATAAGTTTGGCGACAGTGATTTGATTGATTTCCCTGTTCTGCAACCGGGCAAAAATCAGATAACATCGTCTGCATCTGATGTCAGCATAACGGTGTCTTACACGCCAATTTACATTTAGTTTAGGAGGTGTTTAAGATGTTTTTAAAGGTATTTTACGGTGATGATATTAAGGTGTATCGTGACATTGATAATACCTTTTTTCGTACTCGTTCAGAGGACGGTTTGATGACTTTGCAGTTTGATATCTCACCTGACCACGAATTATATAGGTATTTTGTTTTGTATGGTACGGTCGAATATGACGGACAGCGTTATCTTATCAACGGCATTAACGAGCGTAAAACAGTAAGCACGATAACCTGTGAGCTTGACCTCACGGGACTTAATTATAATGTTTACCCCACTTATAACAAAAGCACCGTAAGCTTTGCAAGCGTATGTTCGGAGATTTTAAAAGGCACAGGTTGGACTATAGTTGATGCCGACCTTGTGTCAGCTCGCCGAACGCTTGAGCTGACTGATGTTACCACGCTTGAAATACTTGACTACTGCCAAAACTCAACGGCATACAATACTCGCTATCGTTTTGATACGATTAACAAGGTCATCTATTGTATAAAGCCATACAATAATACCGAGCCGACAGGCACTTACTTTACCGATGAGCTTAATTTGAGCGATATGACTTACAAAGGCAGTACCACAAGTTTGGTTACAAGACTTTATCCTTATGGTAAGGACGGCTTGAGTATTGCAAGTTTAAATAATGGCAAAGCCTACCTTGAAAATTACAGTTACACTGATAAAGTGGTTTCTGCTATATGGCGTGATGAGCGTTACACAAACAAGCAAACTTTGCTTGACGATGCCAACGCAAAACTTGCCGTGCTTGCTGTACCTGAGCAATCATATACAGCTAAGGTGATTGACCTTGCAAAAACGTTGCCTGACACATACGGTGATGTGCTTGCCTTTGATTTATATGATGTGGTTACTCTGATTGACCGTAAACGCAAGACAAGGATTAACTACCGCATTGTAGAGATTAAAGAATACCCCGCCGATGCAACACTTAACACGGTTACTTTATCAACCGTGCCAGCCAAGATAACAGGGAAGTTGCAGACCTTGCAAAACAAGGTTACCGCTCTTGACACACAAACTTTGCACGACCATAACAAGGTAAATGAGATTAAACAGGACTTAGACACAACCGTTCTTCATGTGTCCGATTCGTGGGCAAGTTCGCTCAACAGCTCGGTGATTACACAAACCGCCGAGGGATTATTTTTTGAAGTCAACAAGGTTGTCGGTTCGGACAGGTGGGGTACTCTTCTCCAACAATCTGCCGATGACATCAAAATTGCTTGGAACAAAATTTCAAATTACATAAAATTTGAAAATTCACAGCTAAATGTGTACAATTCCCAGAACACAAAGCTGATGAGCTTGTCATCAACAGGACATGATATTTTTGATAATAACGGCAAAAAGCTAATGTCGTTAAATTCGGTAGGTCAAAATTTTTACTACAAAGGCACTAAGGTAGGTTACATAGGTACCGGTTGTTATGATTCGGATGCTTCAAAGCGTGACCTTTCGTTTAACCTTGAAAACGGTTCGGCATTTATGGATTGGTGTTATCGTATGAAATCAACTGATTCTTCATACACTCTTATTTTTACATATGCCGCTCAAAAAATCGGTTCGCTTGAAGCCAATCAGTTACACACAGGTTGTGACCTTAACTTGCGGAATCATTATTTACACAACGCTATTTTGAATGATTGGGGCTTTAAAGGCGGCTCTATTACAGACACTTTTTCGGGTTATTATGTAACATCATTTAACAGCAATGGTACAGCAGCAACTTGGAAAGAGTTTAAAATGACCTTCAAAAATGGCATTCTTCAATCGTTAACTGCTTAGGAGGTAATTAAAATGGATTACATAATCAATACGAAGGAAATTGCCGAAACGGATAAATCAAGACCGGCAGAACGGTCTGAAGAAATTCACTCAAAGGAGGATAAAAATGCAGACGAAACTTAGTCCATTAGCATTACAATCAGCTCGTTCAGAACTTATTGCCGCTGTTAATGCAATTGTAAGTAAATACGGCTTCCCGGCAAGTCTTATTGACGGCATAATGTCATCAGTGCTTGTGGATATCAAATCACAGGTAATCGCAGAACTCACAGGCGAAGCTACAACAACGGAAAAGGAGCACGCCGATGAATGAATATGTTGCTAAAATTACGCTTGATTTAAACTGTCAGGCTACTCCCATAGTAATCTCAGCAGGGCAATATGACATTGGCAGACGGATTAAAATTAACCTTACCGCTGATGGCGAAGCTTATGATGCAACAGGTGCGACAGCTGTGTGCAAAGGTAAAAGCGGCAGTAACTATTTTGCTGTAAATGCTACAGTAGCAAAAAATATTGTTACTGTAACTACAGATAAGGCTATGCTTTCATCCGCCGGCAGAACGGTTGCTAAAATTGTGCTTACAGACGGTACTCGTACCTACTCTACACAGCCGTTTGTAATAAACACTCACGGCGATTATGACGGTGATATTACTACCTCTGACTATTATCCCGAATTATTAGACATATTGTCCCGTGTCATTGCTCTGACCGAGAGTGGAGCTGTGCTTACCGATACTGCACTGGATGCTAAGAGCGTTAATCCTGTACAGAACAAAGTTCTTACAGCTATTATAAATAACAAGGCAAATAAGGCAACAACGCTTGCAGGCTACGGAATTACGGACGCATATACACGAGAAAGAACAAATGAGAAACTTGCCCAAAAGCTCAATTCAATGCCGTTTGACAGTGAACCCAAAAATAATAGCCCATGCTATCTCACAAGTGGAGCAGTTTACAACGCTCTGCTTGTGAAAGCAGATAAAACCGCCTTGGCAACTAAATACGATTCGTCAAATATCGAACTTGGTACAGCTACTCTTACTCCGTACTCTACTCAGATTGATAAAATAAAATCTGCAACTTGCCTTTATGAAAAAATTGGCGATATCGTTATTGTCAATGTCACCGTCATTATGAACGCAACATCTTTAGGCGGAACATCTTCAATATCTTTGCTCAATATGCCTTTCTCAAACAAATCGGATGTGATTGTTCATGATATCGGCATAAGCAAAAACGGCGGAATGTTCAGAGGAAGTGCAAGTAAATCAGCTTGGCTGCAGTTTACTCCGCTCAATAAACAGGCTTATAATTTCGTCGCTGATGAGCAGGTAAACTTTTCTTTGATTTACAAAATATAAAAATAACGGAGGTATGAAAAAATGGAACTTAAAGAAAAAATCACACTCGATATGCTCACGAAGGACAGCGTGTCGGTACTCAGACAACAGTTTTTGACCTTTAACGGTGAAGAAATGCAGGTTGGCGGAAACATCCGCAATGCATATATGAACAGCAAATCGGGCAGAGAACAGCTCAAAACGGTGCTGTCGGATGAATACTATAACGCTGTCATGGCGGTGTGGGGCGACAACCCAACCGTTGATGAGCCGATGATAGAAGAAAGCGAGGAAACATAATGAAGAAAATCAACTGGAAGCAGAAACTTACAAGCAGGAAATTTTGGGCAGCGGTAATCGGTTTTGTTACAGCACTCCTTATGGGATTTGGAGTAACAGAAACCGAAACTGCACAGGTTACATCAATTATTATGTCCGCAGGTACGATGATAGCATATATCATCGGCGAAGGCATGGTTGATGCCAACCGTAATGATTGTTAAGTGCCTATGATATGGATTATATGTATAGGTATTTTTCTTTCAGGTGTTATATTATTGAAAACAGGAGGATAAAATGAGTAAAACAACGGTAGATAAAATTCTTAAAATTGCCCGTGCCGAAGTTGGCACAAAGGCAACAAATATAAAACGCTGTAAATATAATACAGCGTTTTACGGAGCGGAAGTATCGGGCAGTTGCTATGACTGGTGTGCTGCCTTTATTTGGTGGTTGTTTAAACAGGCAAATGCAGATGATATGCTCGGCGTTAAAACTGCCGGTTGTGGTGTTCTTGCACAGACTTTTTATAACAAAGGTAAAATCGTACGGAGCGGCTATAAAGCTGGCGATATTGTTCTTTTTCACTGGAGCAATGAGGCAAGCACAATTGTTCCCGGTGCGTATGCCGTTGACCATGTAGGCATTATTGAGAGTGTTAATTCGGATGGCTCTTACACGACTATTGAAGGTAACACAGGCGGTGGCAACGGTGCTGTGCTCCGTCAAAAAAGATGGGCAAGCTGTATCAGCTATGTATGCAGACCGGATTATGTTTCTGCAAATAACTCAAATCAGGGGGAAGAAGAAATGATTAAAATGGGATCAAAAAATCTTGCAACGCTTGCTTTTAAAAAGCAGCTGATTACATTATACAACATGAAAATTATCAAGACTAAAGTTGATAATTCGGCTGGTTTTGGCAGTGGCACGCTTAAAGCCGTCAAAGAAGCACAGAAAGCAGCTAAAATTACAGTTGACGGCATTGTCGGAGAAAAGACAATCAATGCAATTTATCATCTCATAAATGATTGCAATTGGTCTAAAGACAAAAAAATTGCAAATGCAAAGAAAGCGTTAGGTTAATCTTACATATCCATAATAACGCCCCTAAAAAGTTATTATGGAGGTAAAAATGCGTAGCTTTATCGGCTGGATTGGTGGCAAAAGTCACCTTAAAAATCAGATTATTTCACTTATTCCCAGTGACTGTAACCGCTACATAGAGGTGTGTGGCGGTGCAGGCTGGGTCTTATTCGGTAAGGATAAAATCAAAGGTCAAATGGAGGTATTTAACGATATTGACGGTGACCTGATTAACCTTTATAAGCAAATAAAAAACAACTGTTCAGCACTTCAAAAAGAAGTTGACTGGTTACAATCTCGTGAGTTGTTTTCGCAATATCGCTATGAGATTGAGCAACAAGTTGAACTTACGGACTTACAGAGGGCGGCAAGATATCTTTATTTAATCAAATGCAGTTTTGGTAGCAATAGAAACTCATTCGCCACAGTTCCTAAAACGATTGATAATATTGTTTCCGAACTTCCAAAGTACAAAGAACGGTTAAAAAGCGTAATCATCGAAAACAGGGATTTTGAAGACCTTATTAAAACATATGACCGTGATTCTGCTCTGTTTTATGTAGATCCGCCATATGTAGCATCGGAACGCTACTATAACCGCAACTATACTAAGTTTAATAAAGATGACCATATCCGTTTAAATGCCGTTTTAAAGGGGATTAAAGGGCGTTTTATCCTATCCTATAACGATTGCGATTTCATTCGTGACTTGTATAAAGGTTACAATATAAAGTGCGTAAGTAGGCAAAATCTACTCCCTGCAACCCCCGATAATTGTGTGGAGTTCAAAGAAGTTATCATAACCAATTACTGATTTGGTAATAATATTACCAATTAAGCAAAATAATAACGCAGTAGTATATTATATTACTCGGGGCGTTATTATGATTAAAATTCATTTGTCCGATTTGCTTGGCAAATACCGCATAACGCAGGCTGAACTTGCCCGTAAAACAGGCATAAGACCTGCAACAATATGTGATATATATAATGAGATGTGTGACCGCATTAACCTTGAACACTTGGACAGAATATGCGAAGTCCTTGGTTGTGATGTTGCTGACATCCTTGAATATCAGCCAAATAAGATTAAAAAGACCGGCACAAATCTCATTTTAGAGCAAAACGGCAACCGAAAAAAGAATAATTAACACAAAAAACACCTTGCAGATGAGTAAAATCTCTGCAAGGTGTTTTTATTTTTTGGAAATATTTTTGCAACAATATGCAAAAATCTGATTTTTAAATTTTTCCATTTAGTGCGAAAAGTTTTTTTAATTTGTGCGAAAAGCGACACTTGACGGAATTGAAAGTGTCGAAAGGCTTGTACAATTTTTAAATGCCCAAAAATTTATTTTTGTCAGTGTACTCGGCAGGCTTACACTTGTAAGTGCGGTACAGCCGAGAAATGCACTTGAACCAATTTCAGCAATGCCCTTGGGAACAATAATTGTTTTCAAAGTTTTGTTAAACGAAAAACAATTGTTGTCAATGCCGACCATATCACAATCACCGACTGACGCAGGAACATTGACGCTTGCAGACTTACCGGAATAAGATTCAATCCATGCGTTAAATCTTCCGTTTGATTTCTGACCAACAATGCGATATTTGTATCCGCCATATGTATAGCTTTTATAAAGCTCATGTTTTGGAATTGCCTCCGCACTTACCTCGCTTGCCGTTGATACAACCGCATTTGCCGACATCGGCAATGCTGTAAACACACCGAACGCAAGAGTTGCCGATAGTGCAACAGAAATAATTTTGTTTACTCTTTTTCTCATTAAATACCCACTCCTGTTCAGCAGAAATACTATACTTTAAGTTATCACACTATTTTTTAATTGTCAACTCAAATAACAGCCGTTTTGAAAATTTGCATTTCAAGACGGCTGTTGTTCTGTTATAAAAAAATCGGCTGATGTTGTTTTCCCTGCAATGCAAGGGTTACACAATCTTCAAGCTTATCAAAATCAGCCACAAGCGAATTTGGTTTCTTGATGCAATCGTCCTGTTTTAAAGGAACGAAGTAAATGTTTTTCGTGTTGAGGAGTCTGCCGATGTTCTGTGCCGACGCACCGAGAGCGTCATTTGTTGCAACGCACAACAGCACAGGTCTTAAAATTCTCAGATGCGACTTTGCCGCCATCGTTACCGCCGTGTCGGTAATTCCGAGCGACAGCTTTGCAAGCGTGTTGCCCGTACACGGTGCAATCACAAGCAAGTCGCACATTTTTTTAGGTCCTATCGGTTCTGTCTGCACAACCGAGTGCAGAACAGCTTTGCCCGTTATTTCTTCTGCCCTCTTTACCGTTTCCTCCGCTTTTCCGAAACGAGTTGATGTTGAAAAGGCATTTTGCGACATTATCGGAATAACATCATAGCCTGAGTCAACAAGCCTCTGCATTTGCGTAAAAGCCTTTGAAAAGGTGCAAAAGGAACCGCACATTGCAAATCCTATGGTTGCTTTTGTCACCTGTAAACCTCCTTGATGATGTCAAATACAGTAGTTTTTATAATTTCTCCTGCCGTTTTCGGAGCACATTTTCCGGGTAGCGACAATGCCCTAACGGCATAAATTCCGAGTTTTTCGGCGGTATCAAAATCAACCCCTCCCGGCAGGGACGCAAGGTCTATAATAAGGGTGTTTGTGTCGGTATTCATAAGAAGTTCCCTGTCAAAAATCAACCTCGGAATTGTGTTGAAAACAATGTCAAACCGCTTTACCGTTTTGAGATTTTCCGTATTAAGTGCATTGTAGCCGAGTGCTTTTACATATGCAAGGTCTGACGGCTTTCTTGCACTCACGGTAACATTTGCTCCGAGTAAAACAAGCTTGTGAGCAAGAATTTTTCCGATTCTGCCGAATCCCGTAACAAGACACTTACTGCCCGAAATCGTACCCTCATATTCTCTCATTGCACATTCAATTGCACCCTCTGCTGTAGGCAATGCGTTGAGGATTGCAAAATCATCTCTTGCTCCGTAATCAAAAATTTCACCGTCGGAAAGCCTTGGATATGCCTTTAAAAATCTGCTTTTCATCGTAGTAAAAACAGGCTTTTTAAGGATAATTTCAATATCGTCACCGTCAAGCAAAATGTTCTCGTTTGAAAATGGCGTGTTAAGACTGCCGTCTGTCCTTATTGACGGCAACGGAAAAATCAATGCGTCACTTTCCGAAATTGCCTTTTTAACATTGCAAAGGCTCAATGAACCGTAGCTTTCAAGACTGTCAAATCCGCCGAGCAAAACATCGTAACAACTGTCAGAAATTGATTTTGCAAGAAAAAGCTGTCGCTTGTCACCGCCGATTATGCCAAATGTTCTTATGTCGCTCTTTTTCATACACAACACCCGTAAATCAAGTTATTCTCTACACCCTCATATTATGCCGAGTGTCCTTGTGTGTGAACAACACATAAAAGCGACCGCAAAGCATATCACTCTGCGGTCGC